TTTATTAAACCATTAGCAAATACCGTTTCATTAACTGGTTTAACCCCTTACATCAAAATTAATACTATGAAAGATGGGACTACTGAGTTAGATTTAACTGAGACCCTACTTCTTATGGCCAATAAACTAAAAACGTATGAGACACGTATTGCCTCATTAGAATCCCAACTAACAACACTTCATAGCACTTTAGCGACTCGAACTAGCCCAAGCCACACCCATGGCAGCAACGGGTAAGTAGTTCAGCCAGTAAATACGGTTCAAACCAGAGAAAATAGACCGACAGGTACGAGAGGAATACAGTGACAGCATCATATCCAACGACAGTAAAGTCCTTTACTACAAAGGTCGACTTTACTGACTCTGTCCTTGCCGAACACGTCAACAGCCTTCAAGAAGAGGTTCGGTCTTTAGAATTAACTCTTGGAACGTCACTCGCTACAGGCTCTGGTTGGATTGGTTCTTTTGACCAAATAACAACTAACTGGAATACTCTTAAAGACCGACTTGCCAATATTGAATACGGTTTAAACATTGTTTATGGAGCCAAAATTCCTACAGGAGGAACTACTGGGCAAGTACTTGTCAAAAGTTCAAGTAGTAACTATGCGACAGAATGGACTACAGGTAACTTTCTTCCACCTCAATCTGGTAACAATGGAAAGTATCTAACAACAGATGGTTCATCCGCTACCTGGTCTACCGTAACTCAAGGTGGCGAAACAATCAGTTCTTTCCTACTCGCTGGCTGCTAGGATAAACCGTGGCAAAATACGGTAACTTTTTATACGGCGCTGCTAGATACGGGAATGCGCCAAAACTTGCATACTCTGTTGAACCGATGTCTATCATCGTCCTTGATTTCACCCGAACTTTTGTTAGTTGGGCAAACCCAACAGGTACGTTCTCTAGAATTCGCCTTGTAAGAAACCAAATTGGATTTCCAGAAACTGCAGAAGATGGCGTAATTATTTGGGATGAATTTGCATCTGAAGGCACTGTAACTCGTGCATCTTTCACAGATGGACAAGACAATCCTAACGACATCCCACTTATTGCGGGTAAGCCTGTGTATTACGGTATGTTCTTATTTACAAACGACAAAGTATGGGTAAGTGCTGGCCATATTAGCGACATCATTCCGTCTAACCATCTCATGCAAAAAAAAGTTATGGATATTATTCCAAAAGTTTACACTTCAAAAGAGCAAAGCCCGTTGGCAGTTACAGATGAGACATCCGCTTTGTACTATTTTATTGACGGATTTTCTTTTACGTTTGAACAGTTCTTAACGTTAATTGATTTGGTTAGACCAAACCACACAAAAGAAGGCTCACCAGCAAACCTTATTCCCATTCAAACAAACGACGTTGGTCTGAACCCAGAACAAAGCATCCCTCTTAAAAACCAAAAACAATTAATTCGTGAAGCATTTTATATGTATGCTCACAAAAGTTTGAAAAATGGAATTTCTACATATGCAGAATCATTGACTGGATATGCTCCAACAATAACTGTATCCCCTAATCTTCTTCTAACAGTTCAAGATTCTACCTTTTATAAAACAACAGGTAATTGGACTGCAACTGCATCCACAATAACTTCAAGCAATGAGCAAGTTCCAGACACAGCGACCACAAATCAAATTGACCATGTATACACCTGCAAAATTGTAGCCAATGGTTCTGGCTCAATTAAATTAGGTAATGCAGCACCAATTACTAAAGGTGTACCTGTAAATCCTGACACTGATTATGTTATGTCTTGCAAGTTAAAGTCACCAGCAAGTGCTGGGACAATCACTATGTCAATTATTTTCTATGATAAGGACGGGTTAGTCACAGGTTCAACCGTGTCTGCTACTGGCGTATCGGCAAACAACACTTGGAAGAGTTCATCAAAAACTTTTACAACACCGAGTGCCGCATCCTATGCCTCTTTGCAGATTGCATACAGCGCTGCTGGAACGTACTACATAGATGAGGTATGTGTACAGGAAGGCTCAACAGTTGCCTATGATGAGGCACGTGCCATCTCTGTTTACTTAGCGCCAAACAAAACAAACTTTATTAAAAACCCATCATTTGAAGTTAACGTTACAGATAATTGGTCGGTTACTGGAGCAACAGTTACACAAGATGGGGACATCTCTGACTTAGNATATTCAGGAAACAACAGCGCTAANATAGTNGCNACTGGAAATTGGACATACACTTCAAATAGCATCCCAGTAACTGCTGGCCAATACTATGTAGCATCGGCTTTAGTTAAATCCACTACAGATTTAAAAGTAACCTTTATTGGAAGAGATAGTGATGGCAATATAGTAGAACAAAGTGACCTGTACTCTTTGGGAACACACTCGGCTTGGTCACGAGTATCCGCAACTTCTTTAACAGATGCTTTAATAACCAATGTTGCAACTTATGACGTTGTGTTCTCTGGTGGGTCTGGAACCTTTTACCTAGACTGCGTTCAGTTTGAAAAAGGCNCCGATGCTACAGAATACTTTGACGGCTCGCTTCCTAACCANTTTGGAACTGTTTGGGAAGGAACATCGGACAATTCTTACAGCGACCAGTACTACAANAAATTGTTTAAGATACCTCGCCTTGCCTACACCCTCAGCGATTGGACTCCTCCCAACGCTTTCTGGAGGATTACCTCTGCAGCAGGATTGGAATACACCAACCTAACCGTGTAGTATCCAGGTCATGACTGACCTACTTATATCGATACTTATCACTGGGACCGCTATTGCCTACACGATTGAATTTATTAATCTTGTAACTATGGATTTCTTTGGAATTGGCGGACTTAATAAATTCCTCACTCTTCCACTTAGTGGATTAGGGTTATGGTTACTTGATGCGCCCCTTCATTACATTGGAGTTGCAATTCCTGCTGCAGCATTTATCGCTGCGTGGATTAGTAAGCAGTTAAACAAACCAGTAGTAACTAACCTTCCACGTCTGCGTGGCCTCTAATGAAACGCATTGCTGTAATCAGTTTTGATGAGCACGCAGATGTTACTGAGGGTCTAGAACAACTGTTAGAAAAATTTGATGAAGTCCACGTTTTGTTGGCAGTAGCCAATAACAACAACTTCGTAAAGAGCGCCCTTAAAGCAATGCTCTCATACGATGTTTCTTTTACTCTTTATGTTTCAGAAACGGAAGGGATAGAACACATCCCTCATGAGAACATAACCATCTGCTCCAATCCCATCAAGGAAGTCATGAGGCAGGTTGAGCCACATGACATCCTTGCTATGGTCTGGGATGACAGCCTTGAGGCTCACGCTGTACTGCACTCGCTTGAGGATTATGGCTTGGAGATGTGGGATATCACTGACGGCTTGGATATCATAGAAATTGATTACGACAGGGATACCGAGACGGAAGAACTCTATGACGTCATGGCTTCTACCTTAACCCTGTTTGCTGAAAGCCTTGCCGCTTATGTAACATCCGCCGTACTGGATGTCCTAACCGACACTATCCGAGACCGACTAGCCGATGAGGACGACATGAAAGATATCTCGCCCTTTGATGACGACCTGTGAGAATCCCTGCTGAGGCGTATAGCGCTGACCTGACCGATTACCAGTTCCGTCTCCTTGCCACCATATGCCATCTACAAGGCTCTGGAGGCCGTTTTAAGACCTCTATAGCCGAGTTGGGTAGACAGACTGGCAAAACCTCTGACCGAACCGTCAGAACCGCCCTCAAAGCCTTAGAAGAGGCTGGCTTCTTAACCCGCAGCCAAAGCAAAAGAGCCAATGGCTTTAANGGCATGGACTGGTACGAGGTGACGGAAAATTACCGCACTGGTGNTGAAAATTACCGCACTGTAAATTACCGCACCTCACATGACTATAGGTCACGTAGCCAAATAGTAGATAAGCCATTAGTACCTAATAGCCAAGATAGTTATAAATTAAAAGATATTGAGGAAAAGGATTTCCTCAAAGAAATAAAGGTACCTATGAGAAAATGGGAAGATGATGGAGAAGACTTGGCAGGCTTTGGGCTTGTTGAACCGAAAGANGCAAANCAGCCACGGATTAGAAAGTCCGACCCCAAGACCCGTGGAAAGCGACCAGAGCATGAGTGGACGCCGATGGATGTTGCTGCAGAGTTTAGTTATCAAGTGGGCCGCCTATACCCGCTACTTCCAGGTACCGTCAACGTCAAGTCGCTATCAGGCGCCCTTGCAAAATTCAGAGGNCAGTACAACACCACAGCCTTAATCGAGTTAGAGTTACTGCGCNTGTTCATTGCAGATGAAAGAAACTTTGAGCAGATTGGCGATGAGGCNCCGTTCCTCTACAAGAAGTACCTTGCATCGTTNGGCAAGAAGATGAACCAAGCACGAACCAANCTTGGTTTGACAAAGGTCAATNCGCCAGTAGAGACTTCCGTCAAGATAGGCACTCTCACAGCCAGCGATGGCCGTGTGTTCCAGAACTCGCTCTCTGGTCGTGCACAATTAGAGCGCTACGAAAAAAGATTGGGTATAACAAATGGCTAAGAAAGTTAATGCAATGTTTGAAGCGGAACTTATAAAGAATCAAGAAAAAGGCGGAGCATGGCTTTGTGAGTTTTCAATTGTCCGTGATGATATGGAACAACCATCTTTCACAGGTCGTCAGGCGTTCTCTAATGCGTCAGCAGGCAAGCGTTGGCTAAAGGCTATGGTTCTTGCTAACACTCCTAAGAAGAGCATCAAGATGGTTGCTACAGATGAGAAGGATGTTAAAGAAAAGCCAGTGCACTTCAATGGCGCAGTAGCATTCAAGATTATTCTTTAATAGTTTAACGGGGGGAATATGTACGACATTAATGAGTTGTCATCGTTAAAACGTCATTGGCTAACTCGCACTTCGAATATCCCACGTCGGTTTTTTGGTCTTGAGCCACAGGACATCATCGACCGTGCTGGTTACTTTCCAAATGAAGTAGCGACGTGGATTGATGATGCTACTAATGGTCACGTCATCAAGCAGATTGGCAACATCGGTATTAACGGTGTCGGCTTACTCTTTGATGGCGGTCCTGGGATTGGTAAGACAACACATGCTGTTGTAGCCGCTATGGAGTTTCTTCGTAGACTTCCTGATGATGATGCTGAGGCTTGCAAAGTTCTCGGCACTAATCAAAAGGACTACGGCCTCGCATTTAAGCCCATCTACTATATGACCTATCCAGAGTTCTTATCTCTTAAAAAGTCAACTTTTGATGCAATGCCAGATGACAAACGAGAAGCCACATATGAACTAGATGGTTTCCATGGTCGCTCTAAGTTTGATTGGCTCAATGTCCGTGTCTTAGTTATCGATGACTTAGGTAAAGAGTACGGTTCAGATTACAACGACTCATCTTTTGATGAGATTTTGCGTTTGAGATACGACAAGGCTTTACCCACAATCGTAACTACAAATGTTAGACTTGAGAACTGGGAAGCCGTATACAAGGAAGCGATGGCATCGTTTGCCAACGAAGCCTTTGTGCGTGTCCCAATTGTTGGAGAAGACTTGCGAGCCGCACAATGAAAGGCATGAGCGTGGAGAGTTCTTGGAGAACAGTTCAACTGTTTATCTCTGCTCAGGCTGCTGGC